GCCGGCTGTTTCTGTTGAGGCGATCAAGATTTTACAGAAGGATCACGCCGACCGTTTCGGCAGGGATGCAAAGCAAGAGCTCGCCCTCGCGATACCGACGGGGGATCTCCGTCGGCGTATCGCTCAAGCTATCAAGACCTTTACCCTCGAGGGTTGTATCGCTGCGCACGTCGGGCATAAAAACCAAGTCAAGGTAAACTCCCGGCGGGGGTCGGCCTTTCGCCTCTGTTACCCCATGCTCGAGAGCAACGGCAAGCCCGACTCGTCGCGGCTCGACGTGGTACGCTTTGCCGAGCAAGTCGATATCGGTTGCGAGATCCTCGAGCGAGATAAACGGGCCCGGGCCCGGGCCGAGGTAATACGAAAAGAGCTCGAGGCCGCCGCCGATGTGCCGCCGCCGACGGCCGACGAAATCGCGGCGTTACCGAAACACATAAGGCGGGTTTACGAACGGCAAACGAAAGGGGGCTCGTAATGAGCGAGGCATGGGAAAAGGCAAAAGAGCAAGAGGCGAAAGCGAGAGTTACCGAGGCCGACGCCGCCCTCGAGCAAGCGAAAAAGGCGCCGGCGGCAACCGAGCGGGTTACGAAATACTCGCTCGTATCGACGTACTCGTTTATATGGGCCGTCGGGCTCTTGCTCTTGCTCGGGTACATTACGTTTACCGTGCGAGCCTGTAACGACTCCGACAATAACGCGACGGTCGAGATCGAGCGGATAAACAAGGCGCAAGAATACTCGGAGTTTCGGCCATGATCGACGTTGATACCGACGGGATCGAGTGCGGTTGTCTATACATGCCCGGTTACGACGACAACCCGCCCGAGGTAATTATCGAGTATTTCCCAACCGCGATCAAAGAGCATACTTGTTTCGAGTGCGGCCGAACGATCAAGAAAGGCGAGGTATACCATAAGTGTAAAGGCAAATGGGAGGGCGAATGGTCGACGTATAAAACGTGTATCGGTTGCCATAGGTTACGCGATCTCTTTTGTGAGGGGTGGTGTTTCGGGGGTCTTGCAGATTCGATATGGTACGAATTTGGTACCGATATAACCGCCGACAATTTATACGCGAGCGAGGCCGATAAATGGAAACCCCCAATCTCATAACGTACCTTATAACCTGCCCCGGTTGCGGGGCGATCCTCGAGTCGTACTGGGATAGCACGATCCCCCCGGGCGGTATCGTCCCGGTCGAATGCGACGAGTGCGGCTTGTGGGTGCTTTCAGAAAGCGAGGGCAACCCCGAAATGGCAAAGCTACCTTTTGAGGCCGAGCGAGACTTGCTCGAATGGCTCGAGCAACCGTCGACGGCCGAGGCGTTGCGGCAATTCAACGAAAAAACCGAGCGCCTCCGAAAGCTCTTACACGTCGTAAACGTCGGCCGGGTACTGGTCGACAAAGAGCACGAGATCGAGCAACTCAAGATCGAAAACAAAGGCTTACGGCATAAGCTACGGGTCGCCGAGGATCATTATCGCGAGCTCGTCGCGAGGCGATCCCAGGCATCGATCGACGAGGCCCTCAACTCGGGCGACGGTACGTACAAGCCATGATCAACCCGGCTCTTTTCTCGTCGGCAAGCGGCGAATGGTCGACCCCTCAAGAGCTTTTCGACGAGCTCGATCGCGAGTTTGATTTCGAGCTCGACCCGGCGGCAAGCGAATACAACTTTAAATGCTGGAATCACTACACGCTATATCACGACTCGGGGCAAGGTTGGCTCGTGCGTCTGCCCGAAATGGGCGGCCTTGAGCAATCCTGGGCGCCTCGGCGTACATTCGTAAACCCGCCGTATGGCCGAGGGGTCGGGGCCTGGGTAAAGAAAGCCGCCGAGGAAAACGAGGCCGGCGCCCTCGTCGTAATGCTCTTGCCGGCTCGTACCGATACGGCATGGTTTCACGATCACATATACGAAAACGCAAACGTCGAGATCCGCTTTTTACGGGGCCGGTTGAAATTCGGCGGGGCAACAAACTCGGCGCCTTTTCCGAGTATGGTTGTGATCTTCAAACGGCCGCAAGACTTGACCGACTTTGAAAAGCTCGAGCGTAGTATACGGAGGGTCGATAATGGGAAAAAGAAAAAAACTCGATACCCGTTACGTTGAGATCATCGAGGTTACAGACTCGCTCGGCTCGCCTTTCCTCGTGCGACTTACGAAAGATCAACTCTTGATCTTGCAAGCGTTCGATTGGCTTAATACCGGGGATCCCAGATCGGAAAACTGGCGGCATCATTGGGGCAAGAATAAGATCGGGCTTTACTCGAGCCTCAAGCCTCGCCGAGTAACCGACGTTATGTATCAATTACGCGAGCGAGGGATAATCAAGGCCGCCGAAAACGAGTTGTACTTGCTTACCGATCTCGGCCGCCGTATAATCGAAACCCTCAACTCGAAAGGGGGCAGTAATGCCAAAGAAAAAAGATAACGGCAAAGTACGAAAGCAAGTATCGATCCGAATGACCGTTGAGCTCGAGGCGATCGCCTTGATGGATCGTGCTATGGATCTCGTACACGGTTGTACTCGTAACCGGGTACTCGCCTACACGATCGCAAAACATCTAGGATCCGTCGACAAGATCAACCGCTTTGTACTTATCAAGACGGGCTCGGTTTCCGAGGGGGGCGGTTGATATGGAGATCACGATCGACGAGCTCAAGCAAGGGATCTCTTGTCCGTATTGCGGCCAACAAGCCCGACTTTACAAGCGTACGATCAACGAGAGTATGGCTCGGTTTTTGATCTGGCTCGTTGCCGAGTACACGATCCGGCGAGATTGGATCCATATTTCAGAGGCGCCCGAGATCCAAGCCCGGCGAGGCGGCGGCGATTACTCAAAGCTCGCATATTGGAATTTGATCGAGCTCAAGAGTAACGACGACAAGAAAAAGAAAACCTCGGGATACTGGCGGCCGACCGATACCGGGATCAACTTTGCTTTTTGTCGGGTATCGGTACCTCGAGCCGTGCTCGTTTTCGACGGGCAGGTTTACGGGTTTTCGGAGGATCGGGTAAAGATCCGTTACTGTTTCGGTCGCCGCTTTGATTACCGCGAGATCATGCTAACCCATAACCTCGAGATCGCGAAACCCTCGCCGACCGTCGAGGCTCAACAGAGGCTTTTATAATGAGCTTGCTCGATATGATCAAGAAAAAGCAACGCTCGATCGTTTACAAGATAATGCGAGAGCGAGAGCGTCAAAACGACAAATGGGGGCCGCCCGAGTCTCGCCCCGGCGCCCCTTGGCTCGCTATACTCGGCGAGGAATACGGCGAGGTATGCCGAGCGTCGCTCGGCAATCCCGACGCCGGAGATCTCAAAAAAGAGTTGATCCAGGTCGCCGCCGTTGCGATAGCATGGATCGAAGCGTTGCAAAGTTTGCCGGCCGCCTCGGGCAACCGGCGCCGACGCGAGGCAGGGTACCCCCCTACCCGAGAGCCCGTCGGCGCCTCTTGTAACCGTGAGGGGCGACGTAAAACCTAACCCGTAACCGTTAGTAACAGGGTATTCTATTGCCGTCGCCCCTCTTTTCTTTTTCGGAGGTTTGATCATGGTAGAAAAAGCAGACGAAAAAAAGAGCGAGGAAAAGCCGGCCCCGCCGCCCGACGACTGGCATAAGACCCCAAAGGTCGGATCGACGGCTCGGCTTGCCTGGATCGAGCAACTACCCGGCGGCGTTACCCGGCGGCATAACCATTACTGCCAGGTCGCCGACATAATGAAGATCACGCACGGGCCCCCGCAACCGGATCTTATCGTCTTAAAACCGATCCGCGATCTTCCGCGAGGTAAAAGACCATGAGTAAAAGCCAATTAACCGTATTTACGAGGCCCGACGAGCTCGTACAAGAGCTCAAGCGATACGGGTTTGACTTTGAAACCTCGGCGTACGAGATCGGGGGGCAAGGCGACGGCGGCCTTTTCGTTACCTCGATCCTCTGGCGGCCTCCCCCCGGCGAGCTCGGGGCCCTCTTGCAGAAAGCCGCGACGCTTGCCGTCAAGCAATCGCCCGACCGGATCGGGGTCTTGCTCAAAGAGGCGATCAAGGTCTTGCAAACCGACAAGGGTTGATCGAGACTACACAAGACGGAGGGTTAAGCCAATGTGCCGCTAAAATTCTCGACAAGACAATTTGCTATCGTGGGTAACTGAAAAGCCCCGACGTCGACCGGCGTCGGGGCTTTCGCTTGACAACTCCCCGCCTCGTCTGTAACCCTGTACTCGTAAACGGCTTGACCGTTGCAATCGGCCGGCTTGACCGGATAACTCCCGCTAGACGGGGCAACCTTGAGTAAAAAAACCCTTGCAAAAAAGAAACGGCGATCAACTCGAAAGCCGAAACCGGCAAAGCGTAAAGCCAAAAAGCCCCGCTCGAAAAAGAGCAAGGGTAAAATGGGGCGCCCTCGCAAGGTTTTCAGTCTTAAACAAGTTTACAAGCTCGCCGCCCTCGGTTGTACCGACGAGGAAATCGCGGCGGTACTCGACACGACAACCGAAACGATCCGCAAGCGTAAACATTCCGACCCCGACTTTCTTGGGGCCTATAAAAAGGGGTGGGCCGAGATACGACAAAGTTTACGCCGTAAGCAAATCGCCGTCGCGAAACGCGGGTCGGTTATCATGCTTATTTGGCTCGGCAAGAACCTACTCGGGCAGAGCGATCGGGCCGAGTATGCCGGGGCGGGGGATCCCGATCCTGGGGCGGATCTTGTTATCGGTCGCGACGGTGCTCGCCCTCTTGTTATCCCCGCTCGGGCAAAGCTCGAGGATATACGCAAGGCCGCCGGCCTCGACAAATAGCGAGGCCCCCTTGTTACCTATCCTCAATCCGAAAGACTCTACCAAACTACTCGAGTTGCAACCCCCGCAACTTGATTTTGCAACGTCGCCGGCTTTCGCTCAACTTATGGCGGGGGGTTGGGGCTCGGGAAAGACAACGGCCGGCCTCGGCTTTATCGGGATCTCGGCGACAACCTCGCCGCCCGGTACGGCGGGTATGGCAATACAGCCGACCTATCAACTCTTGAAAGAATGGCTCGAGGCCGAGCTCTTGCCGGCCTTTCGTCGGTTGATCGTACACCACGATATAGGCAAGCGTTGTTTGCATTTGCATCAAGGCCGGCGCCTCTTGTATCGCTCGGGGCACGAGCCGAAACGGTTACAACTCTCAAACCTCGCATACCTGTATATCGACGAGCCGCACTTAATGAAAAGCGAGGTTTTCTTAAATGCCGTTGCTCGAGCTCGCGACGCTCGAGCTCGCATACGGATCGGCTTGACGTCGTTACCTAAGATCGGCTGGTTATCGCGAGAGTTTGCAGGTCGTAACGACGCCGAGCGTCGGGTACTACACGTCGCAACCGACGAAAACCGTTTCTTGCACCCTGACTATATACGAAACCTCAAGGCCGCTTGCCCGGCGAGTATGCAAGACGCATACTTGAGGGGTCTTTTTGTACCCGCCGGCGGCTCGGTATACCCCGAGTTTTCGGTCGACTCTCATGTTATCCCCTGGAAGTTTACCGACCCGGTAAAAATGAAAGGGCAGGTTGTATCGAAAGCCGACGTCGGAGTCGCGATCGACTGGTCGCCCCGGCGGCCTCATGTTCTGTTTATTCAGAAACTACCCGTCGGTACTGCTATGCCTGGGGGATGGTATCTCGATCGCGAGGCGGCGATCGTAATCGACGAGATATACCCCGACGGGCAGTACCGAGCCGTTACCGTCCGTCGGCTATGCGACGCGATCAAGAAACGCAAGGGGCCGAATGGTAAGCCGTACCCGATCTCATGGGCGATAGTCGACCCCGCCGGCAAGAGCGTACAAGCGACGAGCGGCGAGTCGGAAATCGTACAGGCAAAAGCGTTACTCAACATACCGATCCTTTATCAACACGGGCAACGGATCCGGGTTGGGGTACAGCATGTACAACTCGCCCTCGACCCGGCGGCCGGCCGGCCTTTCTTGTTCTTTGCGAAACGTCTTACCGTCAACCCGGCCTCGCCCGTCGAGCGGGGGATCGTGCGAGGTATGCAAGGTTACTCGTACCCCGTCGAGAAAGACGAGAGGTTGCCCGACGAGCCTTATCACGACGACATATATTCTCACGCTTGCGACTGTATTCGATATTTTATTACTTACTTTTTCCCGGTCGACCGGCTCTCGGTCGACGTATGGAGTGCGGCGTAATGAGCGTACGACAAATTGTTTCCAATGTTATGCGTAAAGAGCGGCTTACAAACTTGACCTTTATCCTCGAGCAAGCGAAAAAATGGCGGCCCGACAACTATACCGTCGAGATCCCCCGCCGGGTTTCGTATATCGACAAGGATATGAGATCCGACTTGCTCTTGATTCTGCAACATGAGTTTGAGAAAACCTGGGAGGATATGAAATACCAAACGGTAATGTTACCGATTGCGTTTCATATCGTAAACCGCAAGTCGCAAACATTTCGAGGTAAGGGCGCCCGATTCTTTCTCAAGACTCGCTCGGATAAAAAAGAGGTACTCGCCGAGGATCCAGTTTCCCAGGCATTCGCCGATCTGATTATCGACTCGCAGGTAAAGATCGCGTTACGTCGTGTCGATCAAGTCGTCGAGGGATGCCATAACGCAGCGGCTAAGGTATGGTGGAATCAAAACCACGTACGGGTTTCAACCTTTACCCCCGACAAGGTTTTTATTGCCGTCAATCCCCGCCGCGATTGGGATCCATACTCGGCGTACGCCGTCGCTTTCGAGCGGCCCGGGTGGGAGGGCTTGAGCGACGAGCCCCGTTTCGAGATCTGGGGTACTCGAGATCATACGGTCGCCGACGAGAAAGACGCTCTCGGTCAAAAGATCTTTCATCCGACCCTGCATTACGTAATGAATAAAAAACGCGACTGGCCCATAAACGAGGGCGATAAAAACCCGTTTGTCGATCCGTACTCAAACAAACCTATGTACCCGTTTACATGGTTTTCCGACAATACCGAGCGAGTGTACACGAAAGGCGGCGACGATCTAGTCGAGCTCAACCGTAATACAAATCTCGGCTTGACGTACCTTAATCACGGTATGTCGTGGGGCATGATCGGGATCCCCGTGTACGAGCGAGAGCCCGGGTCGCAAAGCAAGCTACCTGCGACGCGCCTTATGTCGCCGAAACATGCTCTCGAGTTGCCGCCCGATATTAAGTTTCGGTGGGAAAGGGATAACGTACAAACCGAGCCCTTTACGACCTATTATGAAATGTTGATCCAGTATCACGCCTTAATGAATAACCTTAGCCCGAAATCGATCTCGATCTCCGAGGGCTTGCCCCAGAGCGGGATCGCTTTGCGGATCGAGTTTAACAACCTCGTACAGTATCAGACGGAAAAGGCCGAGCTTATGCGGCCCCATGTGATCGACCTGCTTACGAAAATGATCGTCGTACACAATTACTACGCGAAAGCGGCAAAGCTCGATCCGATCCCGCTCGACAAGTACGAGCCCGAATGGGAGGCAGGGCAACTCGACACGGGCCCCGTCGATTACGTCGAGCTCGGCGAGCGGTACAAAAACGAGATCGAGTACAACGTATCGAGCGTCGACGATTGGGCCGCCGCCTTGCATGGGGTCGATAAGGCCGAGGCTCGAAAGCTCGTCGAGGCGAATGCAAAGCGAAACGCCGATATCAAGAAAGCCGGTCGGCCGACAATGACCGACGAGGAAATCGCGATCGGCGTCGAGACTCCGACGCTCGAGTCGCTCGGAGTAGAAACGGGGGAGGTAACGCAAGTCGCCGGCGGCGAGGCCGGCGAGGAATAGGGAGGGCGATACATGCCGCCGAAAATGAGCAAAGAGGATCGCGAATGGCAAGCGAAAGCCGACGCTCGTACTCTGGCCGAGGCCGAGGTTATCAAGACAACGCCGGGCCGGGCGAAAATGGCAAAGAAAGCCGCTCAACAAATGGCAACCGAGGCCGATAAAGAGGCTCGAGCCATGAAAAAGGTTGCCAAAAACGCAACGAAAAAGAATACCCCGGGCAACGCCGGCCGAGCCGCCCCCAGGAAAGCTCGAGGCGGCGGCGGCCGAGCTCGAGGGGGCGCCCGGGCCCGGCGTAAGTAATGGCAAAGAAAAAGCGAGAGCCCTATAACAACCCGAAAGTCGAGAGCCAGGTCGCCGAGCTCGAGGCTCGCTTTCGTCGGGGTTTCGAGAATATCCGACGGTATCTTACCGCCGAGCTCGCAACGCTCGAGCGAGAGGGGCAGGTAATCAAGTCAACCCGTTTCAACGTCGCTCGAATGCGCGAGATCGTAAGAGTCTTACGAGCTCGAATGCGGGGGATCGGATTCGGCGACATAATCGCCGCCGTTACCGACGGCCTCGGTACCCTGATAAACGACGTACTCGGCGAGGGCGAGGATCACGGGCTCGACAAGAAATTCGAGGCCGAAACCGGGCAATCGATCGACGCCTTGATCTGGGGAGTACAGAGGCAAATAGTCGGATCCGAGGCGGCGGCGGCGAATACCCTCGAGGATCTCTTAATGCGATCGGTACTCGGCGGCGTCAAATGGGGCGACTTGATCGCAAAGCTACGCGACGAGCTCAACTTGACAGAGCGGCAAGCTCGGATCAAAGCCTCCGAAACTATCGCGAGCTTTCATACGCAAGTACGCCGCCAGTATTTCGAGGACGCGGGGATCGAATGGTTCTTGTATGCCGGCCCGAAAGACGATCGAAACCGCGACTTTTGCCGGGCTTTCGTCGATACCAGAGTAACGAAAGCCTTACTCGACGAGTACGCAACCGATTTTGGTCGCAAACATCCCTTGCCCCCGTCGATATCCCTCGGCGGGTATAATTGCCGACATGAGTTGATCCCGCTCGTAACTGCAAAAGCCAGAGCTCGACACGAAAAAGGGCCTCGGTAACGTGCTCAGTTGACAATCGTTGAAAGTATGCGATCATAAAAGGGAGGTTTTGAAATGCCGGCAAAGTTTGATCGGTGTGTACGAAAGGTCAAGGGCAAGGTTAGAAACCCTTTCGCCGTCTGTCAAGCGGCCATGAAAAAGGGAAAGGCGAAAAAGCCGAAAAGGAAACCGGCAAAGCGTCGCAAGTAACCCCCGAGGAAAGGGGGGCAGGTATGCAAGACACAAACGGAAAGCCGCTAATTATCGCCGAGGGTACGATATACGCCGACGGCCGGGTCGTATGGGGTAGTATGCAAGACGACTTTGACCGTTGCGGGATCAAGATCCTTAAGTACCGCCTTGCCGAGAGAAAGATCCGTCTTGCGTACGAGTTTAAGAGCGGCCGGCCTTTCTGGTTTGGGCCCCATTACGAGGCCAAGATCCGAGAGGCTATGCAAGAGCGGCTCGAGCAAATCCGAAAAGAGCTCGCGAATGAGGGGATCGGCCGGGTCGAGTTTGAGGTATCGACGAGGCCGGTTGCGTTGTAGGGGATCCCATGCCGAAAGCTAAACCCCCGATCGGGATCAAGGTCGAGCCCGACCTTTCAAAGATCGCGAGAGTCAAGAAATTGACAACTCACGTACAGAGGCAACGGGCGATAAAGGCCGTCGCCGGGCATTATCTGTACTTGCAAGGCGAGCGGCTCAAGAAAGGGATCAAGGTCGACGGCGGTACTTTCCCGGCATACGAGGAACCATATCGTACGCTTAAGGAAAAAGCCGGCCGGTTGAAAGCAGGAAAGGCCGGCGCCGAAAGTTTTTGGTTGCGCCTATCGGGTCAAATGCTCCGATCTCAAAAGGTCGGGGATCCCGAGCCGATCGATGGTTGTGTCGCCGATACGATCTTGATTGCTTTCGAGGGTACTCAAGCCCCTATGAAATTCGAGGAAAGAACAAAGGGCCGATACGTTGTAACCCAGGCCGACGGCCCGGCGGTAAGCTCGGCTTTGATTGCCGCCGGTAACAATAGAAAGCGGCCTTTCGTCGGTAACAACCCAGAGGAAAGGGTCGAGCTCGACGAGGTATTTCGAGAGGCACTTGACAAGGGTTGAGAAAATCGCGATACAATACGACTCGTAAACCCGGCTCGGCGATCGGCTTGACCGAAACCCGGGCCTTACTTTAGCCGGCAAGACCGGAAAGGATCTGAAATGGCAACAGACACAAACCCGCAAGACGGGAAAACCGACGGCGACGGCAAGACCGACGCCGGCGAGGGCTCGGCGAATACCTCTACCTCAACCGGGACCGGCGACGGCAAGACCGACGGCGGTAATGGTAAGGACAAGGGCGCCGGCGACGACGACGTAAAAGTCGACGGGATCGAGGGGCCGATCGATCCGGTAAAGGTCCGCGAGATTGCGGACGATCGAAACCGGAAAGGTCGCAAGCTCAAGGAAACCGAGGCCGCTCTCGAGAAAGCAAACAAGGCCCTCGAGAAATTGCAAAAAGAGAAAGACGACGCGAGAAAGGCCGAGCTCTCGGAGATCGACCGACTCAAAGAGGAAAAGGCCGAGCTCGAGGCGAAAGTCGAGGCCGAGCGAGAATCGGTACTCGACAAGGATCGCAAGCTCGCTATGTCGTACGATCCCGAGATCCACGTCGACCCCGAGTATCAAGATGTAGTCGCCGGTATGATGAAAAAAGCCGAGGCGAAAACCGAAAACCTCGACCGTAACGAATGGCTTAAAGAGCTCAAGGGGAAAAAGCCGGCGTTGTTTGTCGGCCCCGGCGAGGGCGAGCCGCTCGATACGGCCGGGGGCGGCCAAGGATCGGCCGGCGAGGGCGACTCCGAGATCGCAAAGCTCGAAAAGCAAGTCGAGGCGACGAGCGATCGCAAGGAAAAGTTTTACCTCAAGAGGGCGATCCGCAAACTAAAACAGGAAAAAGCCAAGGAGATTTAAACCATGCCGACTCCCCATAGAGGAATGTATTACTCGGATCTGA